ATAACCCTATACAAGGACTACGTAAGCAGTCTACCAAGCCACGCCGTGTCAGGTGGGAGCGTGACCAAGTAGTCAAGTTCCTAGACACAGCATACAGTGACTTCAAGTGGCGCAGCATTGGGCTTATAGTTCACATGGCATACGAGTGGGCGCAGCGTGTAGGTGACATGCGTACACTGACGTGGCACAGCCTTGACCTTAATGCTCAGCGAGTAGACTTAACACAGAGTAAGCGGAACGCTGAGGTGCATTTGCCTATCAGTGATGGCCTCACTGAGATGCTTAAACAACAACAGCAGGACTTTGGGTTTCAACCATATGTTGCACCGAAGCCTAACCCTAGCGGTGGCAGCTATGTGCCATACACAATAGACCTCATTGACAATGCACTGAACTCTGTTAAACTAGAGGCAGGACTACCAAGCCACCTCACTGCAATGGACTTACGTAGAACAGCAATCACTGAGATGGCAGAGGCAGGTGTCGATGCTATTGGTATCAGGCAGGTGACAGGACATGCTAATCTGCAGTCAGTCACGCCATACCTAGTGAATACATACAGTGGTGCATCTGCTGCACTAGCTAAGAGGAACGGAGATGGATGATGGCAAATAGTATGGATATAGATTTATTAAGAAAGCTAATAGACTATGATCCAGATACAGGTATTCTCACATTCAAAGAGAGGTCTTTAGAATACTTTAAGGATTGCAAATATCCTCTTCGGACACATGGAGTATGGAACAAACGCTTTGCAGGTAAGGAAGCTGGAAGCATTACTTTCTCTAATAAAAAGTCTTACAAGACTATACATGTTATGGTGCTTGGTTCAACATACTTAGCTCATAGATTGGCATGGGCTATTTACTATGGTGAGTGGCCTACAGATCAAATAGATCATGCGAATGGAGATGCAACAGATAACAGAATTTGCAATCTGTCTGTGGTTAGCCAGTCTACAAATGCAAAGAACAAATGTATACAATCTTCAAATACATCAGGTTATACAGGTGTATATCGTGAAAGAAATAAATGGAGGGCTGTAATAACAGTCAATTCAAAACATATACAACTTGGAAACTATGATGACATAATGGATGCTATTACTGCACGTAAAGAAGCAGAGATAAAGTATGGCTTCCACGAGAATCATGGTAGGGAGAATCCTAATGCAAAGGATTAATGATTACCTAGAAACCCTTGATATAACAGAAGGAATGCAACACAGAAGCAACTGTCCTATGTGCGGTGGGCGTAACACATTCACTGCCACCAAGGACGATGGGCTTATCATTTACAACTGCTACAAGCTAGGCTGTGGCACACGTGGCTTCCTGTCTGTAGGGTTAAGCTTCCAAGAGTTACAGCGTAGGCTAGCAGCTATCAACTACGAAGAGGAACGTGCTAAGCCTTTAGAGAACATGGTCTGGCCTGAGTATATTGTAGACCCATTGCCTGAACATACCTTACTAAAACGTTTTGCTAATCGGTGGGACTTGGACTTGGAAGACTTGATGTATGACGTTAAGGATCGCCGTGCAGTCTTCCCTATCAGACACAAAGGTATACTGATTGATGCAGCAGGCAGGGCGTTGGATGGGGCTATGCCTAAGTGGTATCGCTACACTGGTGACGCTGATGTATATACACATGTAGCAGGTAAGCAGCAAGGCATCGTAGTTATCGTAGAGGATATCATCTCAGCTATCACTGTAGCTAAACGCTTTCCCGGCACTACAGGCTTAGCTATCTTAGGTACATCTCTATCCGCTAAGCACATGGAATACTTGGAAGATTACTACAAGGTTATCGTTGCGCTTGACCCTGACGCAGCACACAAGACACTGCAATTCAAGCGAGAGATAGAAGCATGGACAGGCTTACCTACCAAAGCTTTACGATTGACTGATGACCTGAAGTATAATACCCTAGCTGACATTCAACAGCTAAGAGAACTGATATGAATAAGACTATCAGACCTATGACAGAAGAAGAACGTAAGGCAGCTAAAGAACGTGAAGAAAGGAATCGTGACAATGCTGAATAAGAAAGAACACTCTGAGTTTCTTAACCTGATCAAAGCTAATGGTGTCCCTAAGAAATACAAGAAGTCTTTGATGGGTAACTATAAGCCTGACACTGTAGTAGATATCATGGCTGATGTATTGTGTAGCTATCGCAATGCACAGATCAACAAGCTAAAGAAGAACACCCATGACTGACCTACTAGCACAGATCGTAGTGTTTGCTACCCTAGCAGGTGGCATAGCAATCTTTGGAGCATACAAGTGATGACATTTGCAGTGTGGCCTACAGCAACAGCAGTGCTATACTTCTTAGGTATACTTATGCACTATCGTATGAGTGTGACTTTAGTTCGCACTGCAGTCATGCTAAATAAGAATGACGATGAAGATTATATAATAGATGGTGGTAAGCTTATCGTAATAAGTATGTGTTGGCCTATCATTATAGCAGCACAACTTACGCTAGGCTTGATAGGCTTACTTACATGGAGACAGGGAGATGACTGATAAACCATTCGCTTTAGATTTGGAGATGGTAAAGGAACACGAGGATGGCAGTGCTGACTATACTGTTCACATGGGTGATGCAGCACGAGAGAAACTCACTGAGATGGGTTTAACATTTGTGCTTTACTGTGCTGCTGCCAAGCTGGACATTCAGGATGCACTTGATATGATACTTGAACAAGGAGACAAGCGATGACACCTGAACAAATTAAAGTGATGACTAACGATGTAGTGAAGAAGCGGCTTCGTGCCATGCTTGTAGGCAACCTTCAACCAAGCCTTCTCGGAAGGCGAGCAGCCGACCTTATTGAGGAACTGGAAGAACGCCTCAAGGCAGCGACAGATGATGCTAAGGAAGCCGAGGCTTATGCTGAAGAACTGGAGGCCAAACTAGCGAAGGCGGTGGAGGCTTTGGAGGGGTGGCTAGACGTATATACGCACTGCACAATCGAGGATGGCGCCTGCTGCTGCGGGGACGACATGAAGAACCACTCATCGCCAAAGCACAGCAACCACATGCCACTGGATCACGGCGCTTTCGTTGCGGGCAAACTTGCCAAACAAACTGAGGCCATCCTCGCAGAACTAAGCAGCGTTAGCTGCGCTAACTTGAAAGGAGACAGTGATGACTGACTATAACGACATCACATTAGACATAGATGAAGACGGTATCTGGCTCATAGATAATACAGATGAGGGCGATATGCAGATGGGTCATGTGTCTTGGAGGCAGGTAGCGATACACGTTCAGAAGGAACTGGCAGAACTGAATTATGCTGAAGAGGATGCTCAGGTTATCCCCGCACTGAAGGAAGCACAGGAGCGGACAAAGGGTATGCTGACTGGGGATGTTGCTAACATAGAAATGTTCAAGCACTTTGTTGAAACGGCCAACCGCATCGAGGAACTAGAGGCGAAGCTACAAGATCAAACACACCTGATCGAACAGTTGTTTGCCCTGCTTGATATTACAGAGCAAAAAGACGATGGGCGTTATTTCCACCCCAACATACTCCGATCTTCTCGTGCATTAGATGCGGAAAAGCTGGAAGAAATCTTGGGTAAACTGAGAGGATATATCAATGAGTAACCACTGGCACTACCAACTGATGCGCCACATGACACCACAGGGTGAGACATACTACGCCGTGCATGAATACTATCCGCTAGACGATGGCCCTGCATGGACTGAAAACCCTGTGTCTGTTGATGGTGAAAGCAAGTCTGATGTAGTCTGGATGCTGAATGCTATCTTGAAAGACATCGAGAAACATGGGGTGAAAGACTATGAGTAAGATTAAAGTAACACTGATTGATTGTATGGGGAGTGACTTGTCAGTCGTTAATGCAGCACGAGTGTCCTTCGGTAAGAAGTCTGAATGGGTGTGGGAAGAGTTTGGTGAAAATGTTATCTATAGGAATAGCTACGGCCGTCTGTCTGATCGGGACACCAAGCTGATCCGCTACCTAGCCAAGCACAAGCACCTGTCACCCTTCGGTCATGCCTTTGCTAGCTTCCATGTCAAAGCACCTATTTTCGTAGCACGACAGCTAGTGAAGCATAAGTTCTTGCGTTGGAATGAGATCAGCAGACGTTATGTGGATGAAGAGCCTGAGTTCTATGTGCCTGAGGTATGGCGTGGCCGTAGTGAAGATAAGAAGCAGGGGTCTGATGGTGTTGTTGAGAGTAATGCTAATTTAGATTACTACAACGAGAAAGCATTAGGCACATACAAACAGCTACTTGATGAAGGCGTAGCACCTGAGCAAGCACGTATGGTGCTGCCACAGTCAACCATAACAGAGTGGTATTGGTCTGGTAGTCTTGATGCATTCGCTGCAATGTGTAAGCTACGCTGTGCAAGTGACACACAGTATGAGTCACGCATTGTAGCTGACCAGATTAGTGAACTGATGAAAGAACTATTCCCTGTATCATGGGAAGCATTGATGGAGATGACTGATGGATGATGATCGTCTAGCTGTATTGCTACACCAAGCACGGCAAGAGGGCCGTAAGTCTGAACGTAAAGCTATCGTGAACTACCTACGTACAAAGGGTAGTCAGGTATCTAAGATACTAGGTAATGCTATTGAGGAATGCCACCACTATGATGACCAATGATCAGATAGCTTTGATAGCAGGGGCTATTGTTATCGGGCCTGTCATTGCTATCGTGCTTTACATGTGGTATAGAGAGCTAAAGGAATGGATCGACAAGAGGTAACTTATGTTTACGATTGAGCAAGATACAGATGCAGTAATCATTGTGACTATGGATGAACGTGACCAGTTCGAAGACGTAGAGGTAGTAATTGGTGACGATGGCACAACATATGTACGCCAATACAACGAAGAGTTTGGTGACATGCAGCTAATCTATATGTCGTACCAACAACTGCAGGACATTGCATACTCGCTTCATCGTACACAGGGTATGTATCGCATAGAAAGGGCTTGACTAATGAGTATGTGTGGTGAAATAGAGAATACCAAGCAGTCGATCACACGCTTACAGCTAGCATTAGCTGACCCACGTGTAGCTACAGATGATCGTATGCGTATGGTGAGTGAGCTTGCGTGGGAGCGGCAACACCTAGAGGAACTAGAGAGGGCAAGGCTTAAGAAGTATAAGTAGCCCTGCTGTATTGAGGAGAGATGACATGATGGAACTTGCATTACTTCGTAGTCTCATGAACAAAGAGTTCTACGATGATCATAAAGGCATTCGTTGCCCTGATAAGATATTCACTAAGGACTTGCGTAAGGTAAAGCAGACGCTTGAGTATGCGATGAATACCTACGAGAAAGACCTGACACCTGCTGAACTTGAAGCATTGTTCTTCACGCATCACAACAGCATGACTACAGCTAACAAGCAAGTGTATCAAGACCTGTTCCGTAAGATTGCACGTGAACAGCCGCTCTCAAAAGAGATTGCTGAGGATGTATTGTCTAAGCTGTTTCAACAGGTAGTCGGTGAAGAGATTGCTAATCTTGGTTTCAACTATGTGAATGGCACAGAGTCTACACTTGAGCCGCTACGCAATCTGCTGTCTAACTATCAGGATGACTTCATGCCTAACCTTCGGGTTGACTGGGAAGATATGTCCATTGATACGCTACTCAAAGCGAATGATATTCAGTCACAGTGGAAGTGGAACATCCCTTCGCTTGGGCGTAAGACTGAGGGTATCTCTGGTGGGCATCTAGTTATCGTAGGCGCACGGCCTAACACAGGTAAGACTAGCTTCCATGCATCCACACTGGCAGGGCCTGATGGCTTTGCACGGCAGGGTGCTAAGTGTATGATCCTGTGTAACGAAGAAGCATATGAGCGTGTAGGCGCACGTTACTTGAGTGCAGCTACAAGCTTCAGCATGGATGAAGTGCGAGACAACATGGCTCTTGCATCTAAGCGTTATGCAGAAGTGAAGGATAACATCTTTATTAAGGATAGCACAGGCAAGGATATGTCTTGGGTTGAAGGCATTGTAAAAGCATACGAGCCTGACATTGTTGTGCTTGACATGGGTGATAAGTTTGCAGCCAAGACAAGCGACAAGTCAGATGTATATCTCAAGGACGCAGCTATTCACGCACGTAACATCGCTAAGCAATACAAGTGTGCAATCATCTGGATGTCGCAGCTATCTGCTGTAGCTGAAGGTGTGGTTCGTGTTGATCAGTCTATGCTTGAAGGCAGTAAGACAGGCAAGGCTGCTGAGGCTGACCTCATGATCCTTATCTCTAAGAACCGTGCAGTAGAAGGGCAAGAAGAAGAGGATACACAAAGGCACTTGAATATTGCTAAGAATAAGCTTAAAGGAGGATGGCATGGTATTGTTCACTGTGAGTTAGACGGTGACCGTAGCCAGTATGTATCGTGAGGAGAGAACATGAGGTTGACACTTGACGTAGAGAACACAGTCACCAAGCGTGATGGCAAGATGCACCTTGATCCTTACGAGCCGGGTAACTTTCTTGTGCAGGTAGGCACACAGAACGTAGACAATCCTGAAGAGACAAACATCTTTACGTTTGACCACAAGGAACAACAGGATCGTTCTGGCATACAAGGCAAGAAGCTACAGCTTATCTTAGACAACACTACACTACTCATAGGTCACAACCTACAGCACGACTTGATGTGGCTGTGGGAGTGTGGCTTCAAGTATGATGGGGATATCTATGACACTATGCTAGCAGAGTACTTGCTTCTACGTGGGCAAAAGGAACCACTGAGCTTGGATGCTTGTGCTGAACGCCGTGGCCTATCGTATCAGAAGGATGATACGCTCAAGCGTTACTTCAAGGAAGGATACAACACCAATGAGATACCTCTCAAAGATCTCAGCTTTTATCTTAGGCGTGACCTCGACACTACTACTGAGTTGTACAATGCTATCGAATGGGACTATGCCAACCCTGAATCTGCCTCGCTCCACGCAGTCAGAGGAGTTACCTTCAACACCTGCAAGACGCTTACCCGTATGTACATGCGAGGAGTCGCCGTGGATAAGTCAGCCTTAGATGTTGTACGTGTAGAGTTTGAAGAAGAACGTGCAGCTATACTTGAACGTTTATCAAAAAGAACACGTGAGCTTATGGGTGCTACACCTATTAATCTCAATTCGCCTGAACAGGTATCTCAGGTTGTGTTCTCACGTAAGGTAAACAACAAGGCTGAGTGGGCTAAGCTGTTTGATTTTGTTAATAGTGACGCTGAGTTTAAGGATGCAATCTCTGCAAATAGTAAGGTGATTAAGAAGACACGTGCATCTACTTGTCTTGATTGTAATGGCGAGGGTAAGATATACAAAGTAAAGAAGGATGGAACACGTTATGCTAGACCCAATAAATGTACTTCTTGCGATTCTCGTGGTTATCTTCTGGTAGATACTAACGAGGTAGCAGGCTTGAAGTTTACTGCACCAAGTAAGAAGTGGGTAAGTGCAAATGGATTCAGCACAGGTAAAGACAACCTTGATCTGCTTATGGCTACGGCTAAGACAAAAGGTATGGAAGATGCTGTTGATTTTCTTGGTGACCTCAAGCGCCTCTCTGCTATTAGCAGTTATCTTAGCAGCTTTGTTGATGGTATATCTACCTATACCAAGCCAGATGGAAAGCTACACGTTTCCCTCACCCAACACATTACTGCTACAGGAAGATTTTCTGGGCGCAATCCCAACATGCAGAACATGCCTAGAGGTGGAACCTTTCCAGTAAAGCGTGTGTTTGTATCACGTTGGCAGGGTGGCAAGATCATGGAAGCTG